TAACACGCTATTTGTAGTAAGAATAGGGGGGTATAAGTACAAAATCTTTTAAATTAGGAAGATATGAGTGTAAAAACCGCACCAGAAATAAATTTAAGACATGCCCAAGGCCAAGTATTTAACAGTGAAAAACGATTTAGAGTATTAGTAGCAGGCCGAAGATTTGGTAAATCCTACTTAAGTTGTATTGAACTGCTTCGTGGAGCGATTAGCAGACCAGGTGAAACATTTTTCTACTGTGCTCCAACTTATCGGATGGCAAAAGACATTGCATGGAAGGCATTAAAGAAGTTAGTACCGAAAGTATGGATACAAAGTAAGAATGAGACAGATTTGAGACTAGATCTTGTTAATGGGTCGTCAATCGAGTTAAAGGGAACAGAAAATGCAATGGCATTGAGGGGAAGAAGTTTAGCTGGAGTTGTATTAGATGAGGCTGCTTTTATGGATTC